AAGAGGATCTCCGCCGCTACGAGGCGAACGCCGACAGCCAGTACACGGAAGTCCCGCCCGGTGGCTCGAAACACGAGCACAAGAGCGGCGAACCGTTCACGGGCGAATCCAAGAAGCAGTATGCCTCCAAGCAAGAGGCGCTCGACGACATGGATGACGACGAGCTGGAGGACTACTGCCGCCAGCGGTTCGCGGCCGGCGAGAACGACGGCGACACGGAGTTCGGCGGCAAGTCCACCGTCGAACGCGAGAACCCCGGGCCGTTTGGAACGGGCGACGTGTCGGACGTGTCGGGGGAGGCCGCCAGCGAGTACCAGAAACAGCCCGCCAAGATGCAGCGCGGCGGCGACGTGGAGCGGTACGCCCGCGAATTGGCTACCGCCCGGCAAGAGCTGGAAGCCGAAAAGGGGGCTCGGATCGACGCCGAGCGGTACAGCCGCCTCACCGAGTTGCGCCAACAGTTCGCTTTCGACGTGCAGGACGAAATGGTTGCCGTCGCCCACGACAAGATGACCGCCGAGCAGTTTGATCGGCACTGTGGCAGCATTCGGCAGCACTACAAACGGATTCCGCTCAACGTCATCATCCCGTCGCTCCACGATGAGCTGGGGATCAGCACCGTTGGGACCGACACCAACCGAGAGAAGTACCGGCGCGACCTCACGGCCAAGGCCCAGAAGATTTGCGAAGAACGGGCCATGAAGGGTGAGGAGCCCAACTTCGAGCGCGTCCTGGAAGCCCTCCACCGCGGCGAAAAGATCGAGGCGTAGCGTATCTGCGGTCGGCCCGCAGTTTGGAATATCAGTTCACAACTTTCACAAGGGAAACACAATGCCCAACACCCCTCCGAATTTCCGGGCCGGCGGCAACATCAGACCGGCACGATTCGTCCAGCCCGATGTGTCGGCGGACAACACTGTCACCGAGGCCGGCGACAACACGAAAATCATCGGAATCTCGCGGGACCAGACGAAGTACCCGCCGCTCGATGACCTCGTGACCGGCACCAACTACGCCGCCATCATTGGCGACAACATCAGCATCATCGGTGACGGCGAAGTCGGCCTCGTTGAGTATGGCGGCACGGTGGTCCGCGGCGACTTCCTCAAGAGCGACAACGTGGGCCGCGGTGTCTCGATTGCGGTCGCTGGCACGACGCTCCAGCGATACGGTGCCATCGCGTTGCAGTCCGGCGACACCGGCTACAAGGGCCTGGTGCAGTGCATGATCGGCAGCGAGCGGCCGGCAATCGTGTAGCGGTCGTGCTCAGGATCAAAACACCTTTGGTTGGCGAGCCATAGGTAAACAAACGATCCATTCCTCAAACAAAGGAAACGAACATGGCCGCTGTATACCCGGGCGCCCAAAACGTTTTTATTAGAGACCACGAGGCCTCCGGAAAGATGGTGGTGGACTTCGCGCGTAATGTCAAGAAGTTCGCTGTCAACCGTTACACGCAAGTCGTGCCGACGCCCAAGATCGGCGGCTACTACTTGCAGATGACCATTGAGGAAGCCGGGCGCATCCTCCACACGGACCTGCGCAACTTCCGCTGGGCGGACGCGCAGCCTGCCCCCGAAGGCAACGAGGGGACGGAAAGTCACAACTTCCTGCCGTTCGAGGCCGTGCGCTACGCCTACCCGTTCCTGCTGGGCGATCTCACGATCGAGATGGCGAGCTGGAACATCCTCGCCGCCCACGCGAGCATCAAGGCCCGCCAGGCGATGACGGCCCGCACGCAGTTGGCGATCAACGTGCTCACCACCACCGGCAACTACGCCACCGGGCATTTCTCCGCGGTCTCGGCCATTTCTGGCAACACGGGCAACTGGGCGCAGAGCACCACGGCCCGGCAGGACATCAAGCGGTCGCTCCAGTACGCCGCCGAGCTGATCCTGGACGACACGTTGGCCGGCGTGGAACTGGACGACCTGATTGTCGTGATTTCCTCTGGGCTGGCCGCGAAGATCAGCCGCACGCAGGAAATCGTGGACTACATCAAGGGCTCGCCCGACGCCCTGGCCCAGATCCGCGGCGAACTGCCCGGCGAAAACACGATGTACGGCCTGCCGAGCAAGTTGTACGGGTTCCCGATCGTGGTGGAGAAGACCCGCAAGACGACCACCATGAAGGGCCAGACGACGGCCCGCAGCGCGGTCCTGTCCGACGCCACGGCGTTCATGGTCGCGCGGCCCGGTGGACTGGTTGGTGTGGCCGACGCCCCCAACTTCTCCACCTGCGTCTGCTTTGAGCAGGAGGCCATGACGGTCGAGAGTCACCGGGACGCATTGAACCGCCGGACTCAAGGGCGAGTTGTGGACTGTCTCGTCTACAAGATGGTCGCTCCCACCTCGGGCTTCCTGTTCACGTCGTGCAGTTAGTGGTTCGGAGCGGCGAGCGAGACGTTGGCTCGCCGCCAATCGGCCCGGCTCGTCGCTGGCACTGATACTGCCGGGGCGAGCCGGGGCCTTTACTCCGCAGGTGAGACATGGCCGCCTACGCAACCGCCGACGATCTGGTCGCCCGTTATGACGAGCGGACGATTCGGGATCTGCTGTCCGACGACGGCACGCCGGTTACGGAGCGGTTGACCAGCCACACCCGGCTAACGTCGCTCCTGGAGGCCGCCAGTGGCCGTGTAGAGGCGGCATCGCTCAATGCCAAGATGTATACCGCCGTCCAGCTTGCGGCCCTCACGGGCAATTCGCTGGGGTTGCTGAAAGACATCGTGTGCGACCTGGCGATGATCCGGCTGATTATGCGGCGGCCGGAGAAGTTCAGCTCCGAGCAAATCAAGGACATGCGGGAGGCGGCCGAGGGATACCTGGAGCAGTTACGCAAGGGTGAGCGGCTTTTCGCCATCGACGCGAACATTGACGCCGGTTTGCCGACGATCGACGGCCCAACAGCGGTGGACTACGAGCGGCTTAACCTGATCCCTGATCGAATCCGAAACTACTACCCCAGCCGGGCGCGGCGACTGCCGATCGGCCGGGCCTGGTAAGGGAGCCCCACAATGGCAATCACCATCAATGTTGCGGATACCGCAATTATCAAAGTCGGGACGGGTTCCCAAGGCGCGTTGGAGGAGTTGGGGCGGACGCGCAACGGTGCGGACCTGACGTTCGAGGGTTTCTTCTTGGACGTGCCCGGTGACGATCACGGCGGCGACGACGGGCACCCGATCGACATTCAGTACCTCGGGGAGATCGCACGGGTGCGGCTGGAGCTGACCAAGTGGGACGCAAGCATTGCCGACAAGGTGCGACCACGGCGCAACGGCCGTGCGTTCGGGCGAGTGACGGGGCACGGCGAGCTGATGATTCAAGACGGGTTGTACTATCGGCTGCTGATCGACTGTGCCAACCTGCCCAAGAATTTCCCGTGCGCGTTCCCCAGGACGCCCATTGAACTCAATAAGGGAACAAAATTTAGCATTTTGGTCGTCGAATTTGAGTGTCACCCGCTGGCGGGTACGCTCTGGAACCGCGACACGTCGGCAACTGGCGAAGAGTCCGAGAGTTGGTCGTCTCCGTCGCTGTAACGGGAGGGTCAAGTGTTCAAGTTGTTTGGCTGGCGAGCAAAGCCGGGCGTCCTGGCTCAACAAAAGGACGACGAACCACAAGGCCCCCACGGCGAGCGTCGTCGTGGGTTTTTTGTGTTCACAGACGACCGGGGCACGGAGCACGTCCTGGACCCGTTCCTAGTGTTCCGGCAACTGGCCCATGACCCCAAGATCAACCTGGAAAAACACACGGTCGCGGCGGATCACGGGGAGGAACCGGAAACCACGGAGCTGATAGAGTTTATCTGCCGGGTGTTCGGAGTGGTGCGGTACAGCCCGCAGACGCAGCTCGGCATGTCGGACTGGGAAATCCTGGGAGTGCTGGGCCAGTTCCACGAGTACCTGGAGGGACTAAAAAAAAACATCGACACTGGATCGACCTCGTTGGAACCTACGGAATCGAGTGCCTCCGGGGCGTCCCCGGAGCGCCCGACACAGCAGACCGCGGGTTCCTTGTCGCCCTCTACGCCGAACGGGAGCGAGTCAACTGCGGGCGGGCCTGGGGGTTCTTCCGGGTGATTCAGTCTGCGTTGGAGGGGACGGCCCCGATCGACGTAATGGACGGCGGGACAAACGACTTAGACGAGGCGATTGCCCGGTGGAACCTGGAGGCGGCAAGGCGAAATTCGGAACAATCGCGGATACAGGAACCGCTCGGCGGATTTGGGTAACGGATCATGGTAGCACCAGCATTAGCGGGCCTCGTGCCCCTGATAACGAAAGTTCTGGCGAGCGGCGGATCGCTTGTCGCCCGGGCTGGTGCCGGCGAGGCCGGTAAGGCGATCCTGGGCTCTACCGTTCGCAACATGGCCGTGCAGGGGGCCATTGGGGCTGGGGCAGAGGCGGTGACAGGCGATCCACGCAAGGCCCCGGGTGCGGGCGTGAAGGCCGCCGCGGGGGCAGGAATTGGCGGCCTGGCGGGTGCGGCCGAGTCGATGATGACGGGGCAAGCCCTAACAAAAAGAGTTCCGGGATTGTCGGGCGCGGCAGCCCCTTCGGCCAAACCAAGGATTCCACGGCCCAGGTTTCTCGACAACCCACCTGCGGCCCCCCAGGCTGCGCCGCAAGCTCCCCGATCATTCGGGAGCCTTATGCGAGAAAAGGCCGGCGAGGCGGGAAGGGGCATCCTCAGCCGTGGCAAGGAACTGAAAGACGCCCTGAGCATCGAGCGAATTAAGCAGGCCACGTTCAAGGGCTACCACCGCCCCCAGCCCTACGGCGGCACCACGGAGCAACGCGGGGCCGCAATGC